TGGTCGTATGGCTATTACTTTTTTGGATCAATCTACTGTAAAACTTACAGAAAACAGTAAGCTTTTAATAAACGAATATATATACGATCCAGATCCCAGCAAATCAAAAATGGCACTTACCTTTGGTCTAGGCACTGCTAGATTCATAACAGGTAATCTAAATCGTATTGATAAACAAAATATATTTCTTAAAACACCCACAGCCAACATAGCAATACGTGGAACTGATTTTACGGCTACAGTTGATGAGTTAGGGCGTAGCCTTATAATACTTCTACCAGACGCTCTAGGGCTTTCTAGTGGCGAAATAGAGGTAGTTACTGCTATGGGCACTGTTTTACTAAATAAACCGTATGAAGCCACTACAGTAAGTGTTTTTGAGTCTGCTCCTACAAAACCTGTTATTTTGGATCTAACTTTAGATGTTATAGATAACATGTTAATAGTAACACCACCAAAAAAAGAAGAATTAGTTGAGGAAGAAACAACTTCATCCAAAACAGATAATGTTTTAGATTTTAATGATTTAGACGTGGATTATCTTGCTGAAGATTTTTTAAAAGAAAGCAATCTTGAATTTACAGAGTTAGATATAAATTATTTAGACGTTAATTATTTAGAGGATTTACTGCAAGTTGTAGATGCTTTAGCTGTAGATGAAGATGAAGAACCACTTGCACCAGCAAGCGTTACTAGAATTGTTGGTACAAATTTTGGTCAAGATCAAGAAACACAAATTACTACATTAATTACTAATGGTGTTTTAAGTATGCGTAGAAAAGTTAATGAAAGCGTTAGATTGGATCTCAATGGTGGCACTGCATACACAGTGATTTTGATTCAAGATGGTGTGTCTAATACAATAAAAATTAATGGTGGAAGCGATAGCATTATTACTATCACTCAAAGTAATTAAATGAAAAGACTTATATTACCTATGCTTATATTGCTGTTATTACCAGTAATATATCAATCTTCACCAACTGAAATATTAAAATTAAAAGTATTTGATGCTTTTATAAAAACACCAGAACCATCTGGCAATTTCGTAATATTAAATATAACTGAGGACGATGTTGAGCGAGAAGGTGGTTGGCCTATACCAAGACAAAGACTTGCAGAAATACAAGTAGATTTGATTAATAATGGTGCTGTAGGGATAGGTTGGGTGATAAGCTTTCCTCAAGCTGATCGTATGGGTGGCGATGAAATATTTGCTGAAACTCTAAAGTTTGCTCCATCAGTGTTAGCTATGTTTGAAGATGGTAAAGGTAATTATCCAAAAACACCAGGTACAGTTGTGCTTGGTGAAGATAATGGTGGTATAATATCTACGGGAGTGAAGGAGAACCTGCTTCTCTTATCCAATCACACACTTCAAGGGTTAGCCGTTGCTCCCACAGATATAGATCAATTAGTACGTAGAATACCTTTATTAGTAAAAACACCGAATAACGAATGGATACCTAGTTTTGGTACACAAATATATAAATCTTTACTAGGTGTAAAAACATACATTATAAAAACTAATGATAATGGTATCGAAGAAATATCAATACAAGGTATACCACCAGTCAAAACAGATAGTCTTGGTCGTAAATGGATCAGTTGGGTAGATACTAAGCAAACTACACTACAAGAGATGCAAGTTGCAGGTAAGTTTGTATTCGTGGGTGTTACAGCTAATGGAGTGATGCCGCAAGTAGCGACAAGTGTTGGTTTGTTAGAACCACATAAAATACAAGCTGCACTAGCAGAGTCTATATTAATTCAAGATAGTCCTTATATACCAGATTACGCATTAGCTGTAGAAATGCTTTCGTTAGTAGTTTTTGTATCGTTAGTTTGGTTTGCTTTGCACCTATTAGGTATCACTTGGGGTATTACTATTGCTTCGGTTTTAATGATAATTACTGCTACAACTGGTTACTTTTTAATACAAAAAGGATTATTAATTGACGTCTCCTGGACATTAATATCTGAATTTATAACAGGCTCAATAGCCTTTTATCTTAGATTCAGACAACAATATAAGCTAAGACAACAAATAAAAAAACAGTTTGAACATTATTTAGATCCGAGACAAGTAAAAAAATTACAAGATAATCCAGAATCTTTGATTTTAGGTGGTGAGAGAAGATATTGCACATTTCTATTCAGTGATGTAAGAGGTTTTACTGCTATGTCTGAAAAACTAGAGCCAGAAGAAGTAACTAAAATTATGAACAAAGCATTAACGATACAAGCTGACGCAGTAAAAAAATACGGAGGTATGGTGGATAAATACATAGGCGATGCAATGATGGCTATTTTTAATGCACCAATAGATTTACCTAATCATGAAACTGTAGCTGTATTATGTGCTGAAGAGATACAAGAAAATATTAAAAAAGCCGATCTTGGTATTGAAATAGGACTAGGTGTTAATACTGGATACGCTGTAGTAGGTAACATGGGTAGTGATACTAGGTTTGATTACTCAGCCATAGGTGATGCAGTTAACCTTGCAGCTAGGCTTGAAAGTTCAACTAAGGAAGTTGGAGAAGATATTGTTATAGGTTATGATACTATCAGTGCAAGTGACTTCAGTGATCAAATTGTATTGAAAGAGCTTGAAAGTATTTTTGTTAAAGGCAAAGTAAAGCCAATTAAAATATATACGTTACAAAATGATTGATAAAAAAATGACAGTTAATGATGTAGCAGAAAGGCTTACAAAGCTTGAAACCATATCTCATGAACGATGGAAAACTGCTTTTAATGAGTTTTCTGATATCAAACAAGAAATAACTTATATAAATTCAACTATAAAAGCTGCAACCTTTGGCGTTTTTGGTTTCATAGGTGCTATAGGTATTGCGGTATTAACGAGGTTTTTAATATGAAAGCATTATTTAAAAATATAGTAGGAGCTGTAGCACCAACTTTAGGCACTGCCATTGGTGGACCTATGGGAGGCATGGCGGCAAATATGATTGCGGATGTTTTAGGTGTCCCGAATAACCAAAAATCTATTGAACAAGCTATTCAAAACGCTACTCCAGAGCAAATGTTGGAGCTGAAAAAAGCAGAACAAGCGTTTGAAGTACAAATGAAAGAGCTTGATGTTGATGTGTTTAAATTAGAAACACAAGATAAACAAAACGCAAGAAACATATTTAGTAAAGATTGGACTGCAAGAATCATAGGTTTATTTACAATAGGTGGTTTTTTAGGTTATATATTTTTAGTCACATTACAACCACCAGAGCAAAACAGCGAGGCTTTGATAAACCTTGTTTTAGGTTATTTAGGAGGATTAGCGAGTGCAATTATTTCGTTTTATTTCGGAGCATCTCATACCCCCGATAAAGGAGAGTAAAATGCAAATATCACAAGAGGGCGTTACGCTTATAAAACACTATGAAGGGTGTCCTAAAGATAAAGATGGTAATGCTATTTCTTATAGATGTCCTGCAAATAAACCAACAATAGGTTTCGGCTCCCTAAAATTAATAGACGGCAGTCCTGTTGAGGACAACATGACTATTACTATGGAAGAAGCTGAAGATTTATTAGCTCATGAACTAAAAGAGTATGAAGGTTACATACATGATCTAGTAAAAGTAGAGTTAAATCAAAACCAATTTGATGCTTTAGTATCTTGGGTTTTTAACTTAGGTCCAACTAATTTAAAAAGTTCAACTATGTTAAAAGTATTAAATAGCACACATGTTGATTGGGCGGATATACCATATCAAATACAAAGATGGAATAAAGTGAACGGTGAGGTCAACGAAGGATTGGTAAAGAGAAGAAAAAGTGAAGCTTTGTTGTTTGAAGGCAAAGATTGGACTGAGGTGTAAATGCCTTTACAAAAATTAGTTTTTAGACCAGGAATCAACCGAGAGGGAACTGCTTACGACAATGAAGGAGGTTGGTTTGATTGTAATCTAGTTCGTTTTAGAAAAGGACGACCAGAAAAGTTTGGTGGTTGGGAAAAATTATCAGCCGAAACATATTTAGGCACTGCTAGAGCTCTGCACGGGTGGATATCATTAGCTGGCACAAAATATTTAGGTATTGGAACGCATCTTAAGTATTACATAGAAAGTGGTACTGTATTTAATGATATAACACCAATAAGGTCTACTACATCAGCAGGCGATGTAACATTTTCAGCTACAAATGGTGATGCTACCATTACAGTTACTGATACAGGGCATGGTGCTGTTAAAAATGATTTTGTAACTTTCAGTGGAGCATCTTCTCTAGGCGGTAATATTACTGCAGCTGTTTTAAATCAAGAGTATCAAATTGCAACTATAGTTAATGACAATAGTTTTACTATTGAGGCGAAAGACACTTCTGGGAGCACAGTGACAGCTAATTCATCTGATAGTGGTAATGGTGGTTCATCAGTAATTGGAACATATCAAATAAACGTTGGTTTAGACGTATATATCCCAGGTACAGGTTGGGGTATAGATGGATGGGGTGCTGGTAGTTTTGGTAGCTCTAGTAGTTTAGACTCAAATAATCAGTTAAGAATTTGGACACATGATAATTTTGGTGAAGATTTAATCATAAATGCTAGAGCTGGTGGTATTTATAAATGGACAGAAAATAACGGTGTTAGCACGAGAGCAGTGGAGCTATCAAGTATAAGTGGTGCTAATTTAGTGCCAACAAAAGGATTACAAGTTATGACATCAGAAAAAGATAGACATCTAATTGTCTTAGGTGCAGATCCAATACTAGGTTCATCTAGAACTGGTGTTGTAGATCCTATGTTAATTGCATTTAGTGATCAAGAAAACGACTTAGATTTTGAGCCTTTAACCACTAACACTGCTGGTTCTTTAAGATTGTCTAGTGGTTCAGCTATTATTGGTGGTGTCAAGTCGAGACAAGAAATGTTAATTTGGACTGATACAGCATTATATAGTATGCAGTTTATTGGACCACCTTTTACATTTGGAATTAACCTAATAAATGAAGGTGTAGGTTTAGTGGGTCCAAAAGCAGCTGTAACTGCACCACAAGGCGTATATTGGATGAGTTATAACAACTTCTACGTATATAACGGATCTGTTCAACATTTACCTTGTTCTGTGCATAATTATGTGTTTAATGACATTAATCTTACACAATCTTTCAAAATACACGCTTTTACAATAGCAGATAAAAACGAAGTGGGTTGGTTCTATTGTTCACAAAGCTCAACCGAAATAGATAGATATGTAATTTATAATTATGCAGAAAATTTATGGTTTTATGGTCAACTTGTCAGAACAGCTTGGTTAGATGCTGGTATAGAGAACTATCCACGAGCAGTAGGTAATAGTTATTTATTTAGACAAGAAATAGGATTTAATGACGATGGATCACCTATGACAGGTGTATTTATAGAAAGCTCTGATATGGACATAGGCGATGGAGAACAATTTAGTTTTATAAAAAGAATCATACCAGACTATAAATTTATACAAGATGACAATAATGGCAACGTTAATATAGTTTTAAAAACCCGTAACTTTCCAGGCGACAGTTTAACGACAAATTCTACAAGTGCTGTAACTTCATCCACTCAACAAGTATTTGTGCGTAGTAGATCAAGACAAATGGCTTTACGCTTTGAATCAGATGACGATGCTACAAATGATGGTAATTTATCTATTGGATGGCGTTTAGGTGCCACAAGAGTAGATATAAAGCCAGATGGTAAGCGATGAGTAAAATATTACAAACTCAATTACCATTAGCCTCTGAACAAGTTACATCGGACATTTTTAACAGATTAGTAAGAATACTAGAATTAAATTTGGGTGCCGTAGATCTTGATAATGTTAGACAAATAAGCGACCCAGAGAAAAACACTTTACAGTTTAATGCTGGCAGTATTATTTGGAATACCACAGTAGGCGTTTTGCAAGTGTATACAGGTAATAAATGGGTAGATATTGGCGAAAGATCTTTACCTCAAGGCTTTGAGATGGCATCCGATGTTGGTAATGTTTCTGTAAAAACTAATGGTGATATAACAATAAAATTATGATTAATACAGCAGAACAACTTATATATCAGCCAAAAAACCTACTACTTATGTATCCAAGTGATTGGTATGTGCAAAAAGAAACTTTAAATGCAGTTAAAAATTCAATACAACCTATTGTAGATTTTTATGAAGATAGTGGCGTAAGTGATAGAAAAGACACTGATTTAGATAAAATTATAAAAGAACCTTTAAAAGACGTGTATACAGTGCCTTTCTTTTCAGAGAAGTTTTGTAGTGTGTTATTAGATGAAATGCATAATTTAGAGAGGCATTATGGCTTTAATCCTAATCCAGAAGAGGATGATTTAAGACAAATACCAGAAATAACTTTTCAAGATAATTGTCCACAAATCTTTCAATCTTTGATGCAAACGATATATACTATAG